AGATTATCCAACAGCGGATCGGGAATCTTCGGCTCTTTGTAGACTATGAGGCTGGCAAAGAAGCTCGAATAGAACCGTTGCGCTTGCAAGATGTAATAGTCAGGCATCACCTGTTGCATGATAGACTGATGGGCAGGCAGCCCATAGTTCCCCCAGAAAGGTGACTCGTTGGTGTTCAATTTCAATGTCTGTGCTAACGCACAGATGTAGACGTCGTCATCGAAACCTTGCGTGGTCGTTTGGACAACCACCCACTTCAACGGACCCTTGGGGTTCCGCTGATCGACTGGGACACGGCCATAGACTCTCATCAGGGCACCGTGAATTGATAACGGACAACGCCGTTGTTGTGGTAGAGTCCACCAAGAGGCACACCTTTCTGCCGGGCGTCAGCATCGCTGGATGCCGGTATCAGATTCAGGATCTGCACAGTATTCTTCGGACCATCGGGCACCGGGCCAATGATTACATCAGCAAAACCGCTCAGATCCTTGATATGAGCACCCGTCGGTCCACTGATGAAATACTTGTCTTGGAAAGTTCGCTCAGTAGCTTTGACGTTGCCGATTGGATGGAAAACCAGCGACGATAGATTCAAAGGCTGGGTCAACGTGGCTGAATTGTCGTAGTAACCCGAGACAGCCCCAAGGTCTACGTCAGCTGGGACACAATATCCCTTGTCACCAGCCTTTAACGGCGGGATACCGTAGAGGTCAGTAGCGACCGGCATTTCCATCTGAGGAAACTGCAAGGGCCACAGAGGGTGTAGGTCCTTCGTCCCATCGTCGGTGCCGGGTTCGATGACCTCGAACTTCACATTCGCGATAGTCCCTGTCGCATCAATCGAGACAATGCTGGCAGGGAATGCTTTTGGCCTGAGCCAGTATTTGTCTTGATACTTTCCCTCGAAGTGCGCATCCATCGACTTTGGAAGTGGATAGATTTGCGCAAGATCTTCATTGGCGTAACGTGCCATGTTCTACTCCTTCTATGGCGCGGTGCCTCCACCGCCAGAAAGTCCAGAAGTACTGAGATTGATTTTGGTGAATACTCCTTCGAAGACAGACACCCATGCGCTCGCATCGGGCTGGCGTAAGCGGCCGTAGAGATCCACTCGTCGGATGAAATACGACGATTGGAATGCAAGTTGATTCCGACTTGGAGCGCCGGTGTAGGCAGACTGGCCCGGCAGAGTGATGAAATTATTGCCGAACGGAGTCTGCGGCAGTTTCACAAAATCGCCTACTCGGATATCGCCTCGCATGACCATCTTGAAACGTATGACTGCAGGTTCGATCCAGCTAGGCTGACCGACGAAGTCCTCGAAATTCAACAGCAGCGGGCTGTTGGGCAGTCGAGACTCCTGATAGGGCTGAGTCATATCCTGGACCAGCACTGCCTTCCCAGCAAAGGACGGTGTTCCCGAAACCGAACCACCGGGTTGAGGAAATTGCACACCTCCGCTTGAACCGTGAAGTTGCGTCGGCTGCTGGATGGACATCTGCACGCCAGCGTATTTATTCCCGGTCAAGGTTGCGATGCCGTTGAATTGTGAACTCTTGGTTCGCTCTTTGATAGCTTGCGCAAACTCCGCAAAGTTGGCGTAAGTAGCTCCTTCATCTTTGAGCGCAACCAAGTCAGGGCTAATGAAGATATTGATCTTGGCGTCTGGCATTGCGGCCGCCAACGTGGTCTGGATCGCATCCTTCAATGGCGAACCTTTGCGCCAGACGAATTGGAAGTTGGCGATTTTCGGACTATCATAAAACAGGAAGGTGATTGTCTTGTCGATGTTCTCCCAATTACCAATGGACTGAAAGATCTTACCCGCAGTCAACACACCGGCTTGCTGGGGCTTGGCAAGCGGCAGGCCCTTCTGCATGCCCGCCTTGACGGTGATGTTCATATCGTTGAGATTGACCGCTTGGCCGACTTCAGCAAGTGAAACACCGTAGATAGTGACAAGGCTGCCGTCCTTTGCGCCCGCTGCATTTCCGTAGGTGTACTGCCGGATTTGCAATCCAATATCAAGTCCACCAGCAAGGATTTGACCTCCAACGAAGTTGGTGTAGGTGGAACCTGTATCGAGAGTCCCACCACCAGTGCCGTTGGTCACCTGTCCGTTAAGTCCTTGGAAAGGTTTGGGAACGACTAGCTTCCCGTTCTTATCGGTAATTCGGATGTCATAATATCTCATGGTCCAATCTCGAAGAGCTGAGTGCTCTGGCGAAACACGAGAGTAGAGACACTGAAGTATCCGGCCGCCAGATTGATGTCGGAGCTAACCTGCCCAAAACTGGTGATTGCTCCGGGATCGGTCGGATACTGAAATATGAAAGTGGTCGGGCTGAGAATGAAACACGACCACAAACCGTTCAACGTTGCAGGCGTGGCACCACTGAGAGTCAAGTAGCAGGTCTGCATATAGTCGAACAGATGCGGGGCGATGGTCTCGACCAAAATACCATTGTCCTGGTGCCATTCGATGTTCTTGATCGGGATCGGATCAGCTGAAGCGGCAAGGGCTCTGGTGCAAAACAGAAACCCGTTGGCATCGGTCATGGTCAAGTACCAGCGATTTCCAAACAAACTCCATGGTACTTGACAAGTGATACCTTGCCCGTCTAGGAGCGCTGAGAAGGAAAAAGCCTGTGTCGGCTGCGGAGAGAATTGAACGTAAGTAGTCATTAAGTCCCCCACGGTCCGGCAATGCCGGGGACAGACCCGAGTGTCTGCGCGGCGGTTTGGCCTGCAGTGGCAGGCACGATACCGGGCAGCAAGGTGGAAACCTGAGACGTCATGTTTTCGAGCCCGAAGACATCGGTGACCGCACCGGCACCAGACTTGATAGCCGAGGTGATCGTATTCAACATTGCGGTCGCATCGTCCTGTGTCAGCAACGGCTTCTCGAAGTCTAGCTGATAGGCATTCTGCACTTGCTTGGTCAACTGGCTCGATGCGTCATGGAAGCCCCGCATGACGCAGTTGGTGTAGACATAGGACGGAGTCAAGATCGTGTAGGTCCCGCCCATGATGTTGTGCTTGTCGAATAGAAACTTTAAGCCAGTCATGATCGCCAGCTTCTCGGTCCAACCCAATTTGTTCTGCATCGGGCAGATCATCATGAGCGAGACTTGGTTTGGATTGACGATCACGGCATTGGCAGCAATGGTCGCATTGGCAAATGGATAGCGGCCAATATCTTGCTGGATCAGAGTAGATCCAGGCAGCACTTGATAGTGCGCAAAGAAACTATCGAGGTTGAGTCCTTGCGAACCTGAGAGCATGCTGAAAGGGAAGTTGGCAGCTTCGGTGACGGCCATGATCGGGATGGCCGCTCCCGGAAAGCTGCCGACGACACCTCCAGTAAGAATGATGGGCGACAGTTCAAAAGCTAGTTTGAAAGCTGACAACCCTGCAGACATACCGGACATAGTTCACCTAGAATTGATTGATGATAATTCCCTGAGGGACGGCAGTGGTGCTGGCGCTCGTGCCGACGCCAGTGCCGGTCTGATTATAGAGTGAAATATCCACTTTGGTCACGCCCGGTTGGCTATTGTAGATCCCGATGCCTTTCTGAACATAGGACTGAACGTTGTCTCCGGCAGTGGGATCTCCCCAGCCTTTGGACACGGCATATGGTTGACCCGATTTCCAAGCGGCCATGGCGTCTACGACTGTTCCATATCGCTGCATGTATTCCTTGAATTGTCCGAGCGCCACGGCGTCTTGTGCTCTCGGATCACCCAAGAATTCATCGGGAGTCATGGAACGGCCGACCCATTTCTGGGTCCATGAAGCAACGTTGTTGCCCATGACTTGATACATGCCATAGGCGCGGTCGCCGCTTGGAGTTCTCTTGCCAAGCGATCCATAACCTTGCGGACCAGCTTCGAGGCCAATCAGTGTCTTCAGGATAGCCTGATCGCCGCTTTCCAAGTTTGGTGTGGCGAGTGAAAAGCTGGGAGCCCCGCTTCCACCACCGATCTTGAAATTGTCGTAGGCAGAACGGGCACCACTGATGGCGTTGGAAAATCCAGCGATGCCCTTTCCGACTCCGCCCATGGTCCAGTCAAGCGCGCGGCCTGCCCAGCCTTTGACGGAACCTTTGGCGGACTCCCACCATTTGCCGATGGTCTTACCGGAGCTCGCACCACCCAGAGTATTGAGTCCCGAAGCTGTTCCCGGATTCCCAATGCCGCCACCGAAGATGCGACGATACCAACTCAAAGCTTCTCCGAGTTTATCTGTGAAACTAGAATTGGGATTATTCGCGTTCGGCATCGGGTTCTTGGGATCGTACTTCTGCTCGGACTTCGTAAAGGCATTGATGAACCGAGCTAGATGATCCAACGAACTGCCCAAAGCCGCGATGGCATAGGCCGCCGATTCAGTCTTGAGAAGCGCAGCGGCAGCATTGCCAGAAGCAGTAGCAAGATTCCCGATCGGCCCTGTCAGCCCTTTGAAGGCATCGAGGAAGTCATGTTCGAGATAAGCTGATGTCTGTTTCAACTTATCGTTGAGGTCCTGCCAAGCCTTGACAGACTCGTCTTGCAATTGAAGTCGTGCGGCTTCATCTACTTGTTTCTGGTACTGCTCCTGAAACTCCTGGTCAGAGGCTCCGGCGATGCGCCGGATGTCCTGCATGGAGAACAGGCTGGTCCATCTATTAGAGTTAGCATAGTTCCCGAGAGTCGTCGGGTCCATGCCTTTAGTCCGATTACGGAGGTTTAGCAGAGCAGCGTTTGCCGCTTGATTTGTGCTAAGAGTAGGATCTACACCGAGGGTGTAGAGCGCAGTCCTCTGATCACTGCTGACGCCCGTCTGCGCATCGGCAATTCGTGACAGATATTCCTTGCCGCTGAATAGACGGTTGTACGCAAGCTCATATGACTTGACAGTTCCGTAATCAGATCCAACACCTTGATAGAATTTACGATCAGCACTCGCGCTGCCCGCCAGCGCCCCCATGCCATACAAGGCCCCACCCCCTAGAAGAGTGCTGCCAATGAGTCCGAGATTTCGCTGGAAGAAACTGGTGGCGCCGAAGAATCCACCACCCCGCTCGTAGAATCGTCCACGACCATAAGCTCCACGAGGATTCCGAGGAGGCGGTGGGACAGTAGGAGGGACGGTTCCTCCGCCCGCCGGGGCTGCCGCTGGCGCAGCATTAGCCGGTGCCCCACCGGCCAGTGGATGCGTACCAGTAGAGCCCGATCCAGTCTGCGTCCGGCCACCAATCCCGAGTGCGCCGCCAAGGCGACGCGTCAGATTGGCGGCATTGTAAGATGCACGTTGCAGAGCAGCTCCGAGCGAGTTCACATTAGAAGTGGTCGCCTGAGTGCTCTGTTGCATCTGCATTGTGGCGTTGCGCATCTGCGCTGTCGCCAGAATGCTGGCACGATTGATGTTCTGCCACTGACCCGGGACTTTATTCAGGTTTGTTTGGAACTGGTTGAAGTTTTGCAGGAACTGCTGAAAATGCTGCGCCTGAACATCAACCGTGGCAGTGGCGTGAAGATTGATTGCCATTATAGTTCTCCTCGCATCCCGAGCGCGATGACTTCTCGTTGCCGAAAGGCCCTGGAAGTTGTCCAGGGCCAGTCAGCAGCATATCGTTTGAAGTACTCGTTGAATCCTTCGTTGGCCACCCAGTCTAAGCTGGCGTGAACAACGGAGTCTCCTTCGCGCCAGTATTCTCTTCCGGTTTCGAGATCGGAATAGAACTCTTGTACTCCGTAACAGAAGATGCAGTAGTCTGCACGCCAAAGCCGCTCGTCATCAGAAGTTGGAATGCCTCGCGTTCCTTTCGATTCAGGCCATGGACCCACGAGGCCGCAGTAAAAAAGCAAACGAAGTTCTGAACCTCTTCGAGATTGTCAGCGTCGAAGATCTTGTCGCTTTTCATGACGTCATAGAACGACATGGTCTCGAGTCCGTTGTCGCCTGGGACCATGACGTTTGTCAGACGCCAGATCTCAGCGAACAGGGTCTTCTGCAGATCGCCAAAGCGTTCCTTCTGTTGCTCGGCGATCTCTTGCATCCGATTGTAGCAGATGCGGGCGCATGTCGAAGGAGGAAACCCATCGGCGTAGAGGCTGTTGATCACGATGGAAAGATAAGTGTAGTGAGTCTTCCACATCTGCCGAGAGATCGGCTGATGATGCACGTAGCACGTGGATCCATCGGGCCGCTCGACTTCTAGAACGAGATTCAGACGCTTGTCAAGAATTGGATTGGTTGCCATGTCACAGTCCTTCTGCTTCTAAAAAGGAGAGAAGGGGGCGTCAGCCCCCATCCCACAGTTGCGAGTTGATGATGTAGTAGCCGCCAAGGATAACGCGGAAGCCCGCGTCGGATCCGTTGAACCGCAACTCCTGAATGTTGGTGATGCTCATATTCAGCAAGTTGTAGGGTCCGAGCGAACCGGCGTTGTTGATCGATACGTCCGGGCGAACGGTGCATTCACCCAAGAGCGTGTAGGCTTGGCGTTGCTCTTCATAGAGCTGAGCCAGTTGTTGCGTCTTCAGAAGGTGTGCGCTGAGCGTCACCGTCTGATAAGCCTCCGGCGAATTGACCAAACCAGTCATGGTCGGGATGCGTCCAGTGGCCGTGTCTTCGAAGGCGAGGGAAATACCTTCGGTTCCGAGGTAGTCAGGCGTGATATTGAGATCCGTGAAGTCGGTCCAAAGCACGGTGGCTTTGATCCTATTCAGGTTGCCCTGCGGAGTACGTGGATCGGGCATCTAATTCTCCTTCTGTTACCCGACGAAATCGGTGACGTTGATGAACACGGTGATCGACCGGAAACCGGCCAGCGGTGTGAACGTGATGCTCAAACCGTTGTAGATACCAAGCCGGTAGTGGGAAGGATTGGCCTTGGCATATGCCGGGAACGGTACGGCGTTCACCACGGCCTGTCCGGCATACTTGCCGGTGCTGAGAACCTTAGCGAGTGTCGGTCCATCCAGACTTAGCTGGACCACATTGCCAAGGATCAAGCCCGAGGTGATGCCCGAACCGACCATTCCAACCAGAGCCTGCTGCAGACGGTTGATACCGTCCTGATTGTAGTACAGCGGGTTGATCGTCGTGTTCGATCCGTTGATGACGGCATTGGCGATGAACAACTTGGCGTTGATCTGCACCCAGTCAACCGAGTACCAATAGTTGAATGGACGCCCATCCATGGTCAGACCATTGAATAGGATCTGGCTGGTCGGTTGGCCGCCTTCTGCTCCAGTGCCAGCATAGTTGACACTGGCGGCTCCAATCGTCGTGAGGATTGCCGAATTCCCAAGCAACGGGTAAGTCGTGACGCCGTACAGGTAGCTGAAGGCCAACTGCGGGACCCGATTGGCGGGACCTGGATCGTAGGCCAGTGTCACGAAGAAATCCGAAGCATGCGTGAACTCGTTTGCCGGGAGAACCGGTGCGCTGTAGATGCTCTCGAGTACAGAACCTCTAGAGACGTAAGAGCCCTGATCGTTTTGCAGATTGTAGACAAGTGCAGTGC